CCCCCCCCACTCTACCTTCTTTCCCTACACCCACTTTTCCGATCCATAAGTAAAGGTACAAGGTACACAACACCTCGTTGGTTTACACGCATAGTGTGATAAAATAGACTTACAATGTCTAATCCATCAAACCTATATGCAGAAAAGGTGTTCGCTGAGCACCCAACAGTTTTGTGGGCTCTTGATGATACAGCAGATTATATTTCTTTAATTACAGAGCAACAAAGAAATTCGTCTTCTTGGTCTTTTGATAATTGCTCTGGGTCTAATTTCACTGACGCACTGGATGAACCTTTTATTAATAGTTCAGTTATTAAAGTAGTTGGAGCAGAACCTACGGGTGATTATGAGACTGCATCTGCTGTTGGTCCAAATATATTTAATTTTTCAGAACTTAATAAAGATAAAGAAACATTTTGCGTAGGGGCATACCTGTATGCATATAGTCAATACCTAACTGGTGTCGATATAGGCTATGAATATTTTGACGTTACAACTGGATCATTAATTCAAAATTTAAAACATTATGATATCTCTATTGCAGAAAAATGGTTTTTTGTTTCAGAGACTTTTCAGATACCAGATGACTCTGCTGAAATGAGACCCGTCATAAAGTTTACATATTTAAAGTCATCAACACCAAATACAGAGTATGAGTTTTTGATTAATGGAATAACGGTGGGGCAGTGGTCAGAGGAATTTAACTCTTTCTCTTTAGGAACTTCAGAACTTGCAATTCCTTCAACAATTAATATTCCTCAGTCAAAGGGTATAGAGGCAAAGGCTTATGGCTTTGCAGAAAACTCTGGGTATTATTTATTAAATAAGTTTTACCTATGTGCAAAAAATTCTGGCATTCCAATGGTTTACGGCGCATCAAATACAACCATTCTTACACCAAACAAAGATAACCTTCCATCTCTTATTATTCCTGGACAAGGATTTTTAAATAATAATGGAAAGTTTAAAGATTATACAGTTGAGATGTGGCTAAGAATTAATTCAAGCGCAACAAGTTTAAAGAGAATCTTTGGACCAATTAACTCTACAGATGGACTTTATGTAAATGGACCATTTTTAACACTAAAGATATCTGACAATATTGGATCATTCTTTGTAGGAGAATGGACAAGGCCAATGCTTATACACATTAAGGTGTCAAAAAATACTGCAAGTCTTTTGCTAAATAGCGAAGAGGTTATCTCTTTAAATTTTGTTACAGATAGTCTTTCATTTCCAAACAAAACCTCAAATGGAAAAGATAATGACTGGCTAGGGTTTTATGCATATGATGATATATCTCCAATAGAAGTTGACTGTGTGGCTATTTATCAGTATCAGGTTCCATCAATTGTTGCAAAGCGAAGATTTGTTTATGGTCAAGGTGTAGAAATTCCAGAAAACATTAATAGTTCATACAGTGGAACATCTGTATTTATTGACTATCCTTTTGCTAACTACACAAACAATTACTTATATCCAGATATAGGTATGTGGTCGCAAGGTGTTTTAGATAATCTTGCTGTTAAGAACAACTTTTTATCTTTGCCAGAATATAAACTGCCAACCTTTGTATCAAACAATAAAACACTATCAAACTTTAATATAGATAATTATGCAACTCAAAATGAATCAGATAAGTTTTTTTCATTTAAACCAAATTCTCAATGGAATCTTACTCAGTCGTATTTAGTTTTTGATTCTATAAATCCAATTAATGATTTTGCATCATCTATTTTTGGTGTATTTAAATACACAGAAATTACGTCAGCGTATCAAACGCTATTTAGAATAGAAGATCAAATAACAAAAGATTATATTTCGGTTAACCTAGTAGAAAATCATATAGAGTATATATTAAAGCACGGATCAAGCACTAAGTTGCTTTATAGATCTATGGGAATTGCTGCTGGAGAAGTTTTTTCTGCAGGATTAAATTTTGAAACATTTTCAAATTACTATGGAGGACCTGTTTCTGAACTACTTGGAAACAGGGGGTCTTTAAGAGTTTATGTTGGAGGAACAAAGGAATTATCTAATACTTTCGTTGGAAAGATTTATAAGGTTTGTTTTGATAATGCTAAAAACTTTACAAAAATAAAAAGCCTATTTGCAAATAATGGAACTCCAAAAGAATATCAGGAAGTCTATGAGTATTTGGAGACTGGGACCCATGATGCTGGAGACACATACTTTGGAAACCAGGGTGGCTACTACAATAGTTTAGATCAGTTTATAGAAAACAATTTAGAGTTTTGGCAATATTATTTATCTGGTGGTGTAGTTGCTGCATATGTTACAACAGAACTTAATGATCACAAGCCAAGTTATGGACTAGTTGGATCAGTTAATTTTAACAAGTTTTCACTGGACATTGATGTTGCAAGTTCTTGGGAAGACAATATACCATTAACATATTTTGCTAAATATATTACGGACTCAAAGGGTATTAGAAAGTATGGTTTAGATTTTTTACAGTTTAATATAAATTACCCAGCGCCACTAAGTTATATAGAAACTGGAGAGTACACAGCATGGAATTATCAAGATTTGATGACTAAGTATCAAATTCCAGTACAAAAAAATTATGCAGCATTGGATAATCATTTGTATACTGGATATAATGACTATTCAGATCTTATGACAAAGTCCACAATAACATATAGCCTAGACACATCTAAGTCTTTGGTTAGATCTTATATATCTTTTCAATATACAGCAGAGGGTGCAAACAACAATTCGGATTCTTTTAAATACTCTGTTAGACCTAATTCAAATGGCATAGTAAAACCAGGATCCTACATTGTTGATGCAGATACTGAAGGCAAGCCAATATACGATAGTTTCTTAAACACTAAATATGAGGTAGTTGATAATAGTATTATTTATCCGCCAGAAGGCATAGACTTTAATGATTTGTCTATTGTTACTCATTTAGATTTTAACGTAAAACAAATGTTAAAAAATCCACTAGAAATTAGATCTTTGCAATTGGCATCACAAGCATTAAATAATTCTGCAAATGAGATTGGAACCAGGTTTGGAACATCTATTTATCCTTACAAGAAGTCTGGAATCTACTATGATTATAAAACTGAAAACCCTTTTAGCATTTATAAAGGAAGTTCTCCATATCTTTATCTTACAAGAAAAAGCGGTATCCAAGTAAGAGGAAGTTTTGATCCATTAGAAAATAGGGGTCTGGCAATTCCAATTAATAAGTCTATGTCTAATGACTATAAGGTCATGTCAATGCAAATTGCTATTAGATATGATCAAAACTTTTTCCCATACACACCAACTCAAATATTTGATATTGAAAGTAAAAACGGAACAATAAAATTCTTTATGCTTTCAGATAGCCCTAGTGGACAAAGAGCAAAGATATATGCAATAAATGAAAATACTGGAGAGTTAGAAGATGGAATTGTTTTTTACCTAAATGGAAAGATTGTTAATGACCCAGTAATCACAACAAAAGAATGGGCATTTCTTGGAATATCTTTTTCTAACCTGCTAAACTTTAATGGTTTTGTTGGATCTATTAGAATAAATGGTCCATTGCTAGTTAATCTTATTTCAACATATAAATCTACTAATTTGCAGGAAGTTCAAAATGTTAGAACTAGACCATGGTTTAAGGTTAAGTATGCAGGCCTTCTTGCTCTTAACTGGGACTTCTGGGATATAGCATATAAATGGCAGGGGGTATTAGTTATATCTTCAACATCATACTATGGAGCAAATCCAGGAGATATTTATAAGGCCTATGCTGGAACCAATAAGGTTATTGTTGATGATTACAACCCATCTGAAACAAATCCAAAGGTTTTATCGTTTAAAGATTACGAATATAACTTCTATAGTGATATTGAGTGGCAGAGTTCAACCCAAAATGCTGTTTAATATGGTATACTTATGGTTATGAATCTTGAAAATCCAAAGAAAAAGCGTAAGTCTCTACCCAAAATGAAGGGGCAAGTTGGTGAATCTCGTGCAAAGATTATTGAGAAGCACTATGACTGGGGCCTATATGTTTATAAAAAGGCAAATGGCAAGTGGTTCACAGATGGTAATGGATCAGTTTTAAACATTGAGTCCATGAAGGGTGACATTATGCAAATCTCCAAACTTAAAGAAGCAGCAAAATATTACGGAGATGAAGGAGATGGCACATGCGTATTTGTACCAGGACTCACAAGGATTTCAGAAGAAGAATACTCTGAACAAAAACAAAGACTTTCAGAAGGACTTATCCCTTCTATGAATGATTTAGGTGCATGGAAAGCAGCACAAGACACACACGACAAGTATGGAAGTGGTGACTAATGTCTGACCAAAACGAATATATAGTTCGTGCTTCAATGGATGAGTTTCCACAAGAAGCAGATGTTTTTAAAGAGCAGGATCCATTTAATAAAACTTGGGACGAACTAAAAGGTCTGTCTGGTTTAGATAATAATTTTAAGCGCCGTGCTGGAAGAATTGCAAAGGGTGAAGTAACTCCACAATACATGGATAGCGCACTTGCAGTAAGAACTGGAAAAGACGGGGCAAAGTCAAAAGAAATTAATCCAGGAACAATCTATAGAAATGGCTACGGACTGTTTGATGTAATTACTCCACCATGGAACCTATATGAACTTGCAAGTTTTTATGATACATCATTTGCAAACCATGCTGCAATTGATGCAAAGGTAGAAAATATTGT